GTGGTTTTGCATTAGCTCGTGAGAGTGCAGTAAGTTCAAATGCCGCTTCAGTAACCGCAGCGTTTAATACTGCCAATGCCGCTTTTTTACAAGCAAATACTCCATCATATGTTGCCAATAGTGCCGCTAGTTACGCTAACTCAGCCTTTGCAGCTGCTAATGCGGCTACTGCCACAGATACAACACAGAATAACTCAATCACTGCTGCTTTTGCAACTGCTAATGCTGCCTTTACTGTTGCTAATAATGCAGTTACTAGTTCAAATGGTTCAATCATTTGGGCAACTGCTAACGCAGCTTTTGCAGCTGCTAACTCAGACTTATATTTGCAATCAACTGCTAATGCTGCTTTTTTACAGGCAAATGCAGCCTTTACAGTTGCTAATAACGCACTCACTAGTTCAAATGGTTCTATTGCGTGGTCAACCGCAAACTCTGCTGGTTCATATGCCAACTCAGCGTTCCTACAAGCAAACACTCCAAGTTATGTAGCAAACTCCGCAGCCAATTATGCCAACTCGGCATTTACTGCGGCTAATTCGGCTTTTTTACAGGCTAATACTCCTTCATATACTGCCAACTCAGCGGCATCATATGCTAACTCAGCATTTGCAACTGCCAATTCAGCAGGTTCATATGCTAATGCAGCTTTTGTAGCTGCTAACTCTGCTAGTGCTACTGATACAACGCAAAACAATTCTATTACTGCCGCTTTTGCAACAGCTAACGCAGCTTTCTTAACTGCCAATACTCCTGATTATGTTGCTAATTCGGCTGCAATTTATGCTAACGGTGCTTTCACTCGTGCTAATAACGCAATTAATGCCAACACAGGCGGCACAATTACTGGCGATTTAAGCATTACTGGCAACTTAACTGTTAGTGGTAACACAACGTATATTGACACCAGAACAATTACAACGCAAGATTCGTTAATTAGACTTGCTAATAATAATATTGTTGGTGATGTATTGGATATTGGTTTTTATGGTGTTGCTAATACTACTGGATCATCTGCACCAACTTATCAAGGTTTGGTAAGAAATGCTGGTGCAAATACCTTCTTCTTATTTAAAGGCTTAACTGCTGATCCTTCTGCGAATACTCTTGCAACTGGTTCAATTACACCAGTTAATACTGCAACTTTAATTGCAAACGTTCAAGCGTATTCTATTACAAGTAATGGTGTTGATGTATTTGTTTATACCACAAACGCTTATACACAGGCAAATACAGCTGCGACAAATGCAACTAGTGCCGGTTCATATGCTAATAGCGCTTTCTTGGCGGCAAATACTCCAAGTTATACTGCTAATAGTGCCGCTAATTACGCCAATGCTGCTTTTACTGCCGCCAACTCGGCTAGTGCCACAGATACAACACAAAATAATAGTATTACTGCCGCTTTTAACACAGCTAATGCTTCATTTACTGTTGCTAATAACGCCTTTACTAGTGCTAACGGTACTATTGCATGGAACACCGCTAATGCAGCTTTCTTACAAGCAAATACTCCAGATTATGTTGCTAATTCGGCCGCAATTTATGCTAATGGTGCTTTTGCACAAGCGAACACAGATTATACAACAATAACAACAACGGCAGGAACATATGGTAATGCAACTTATGTTCCAGTTATTACTTTGGCTGCAAATGGCCGTGTTACTGCAATTACAAATACTGCAATTGGTGCCGCAACTATTGGTGATATTTTAGCACTTTCAATTGCTTTAAGTTAGGATAAATCATGGCAAAACCAAGGTCAAGAGCTGAGCTCGCATTATACTGTAAAAGAAAACTAGGTTTTCCTGTCATTGATATCAATGTGGATGACGACCAAGTAGATGACCGCATAGACGAAGCATTACAGTTTTTTGAAGATTACCATTTTGATGGTACTGAAAAGATTTACATGAAGCATCAACTTACGGTAGAAGATATTAATCGCCGTTGGATTTACGCACCTGATGCCGTTACATTTGTAACTGGTGTATTCCCATTCGATGCTTCAAACGCCTCAGTCAATATGTTTGACTTGCGTTATCAATTACGACTGCATGACCTTTACGACTTCACATCAGTAAGTTATGTGTCGTATGAAATTACTATGCAACACATTCGTACCTTAAATCTTTTGTTTTCAGGTACTCCGCAATTTAGATTTAATCGTAAACAGAATAAAGTATTTCTTGATATTGATTGGTCAAGAGATGTTATTCCTGGTCAATATGTTATCATTGAATGTTATCGCACATTAAATCCTTCTACAATTACTTTAACTGGTACTTGTGCAACCACAGCATCTTCAAATACTGTTGTGGGAACAAGCACAATTTTTGACCAAGAATTATTAGAGAATGATTTTGTTACTTTTGGTACAGAGTTATTACAAATTGCAAAAATTAATTCACCAACATCCATTACAGTTCGTGGCCCATTTACAACCACTCAAACTGGTGCAACAATGACTTCTGCTGGTTATTCGGATGTTTGGAATGATAGATTTTTAAAACAATATACTACTGCATTAATTAAATATCAATGGGGTAGTAATCTCAGTAAGTTTGCTGGCATACAATTGCCAGGTGGTGTAACACTTGATGGCCCTCGCATTATGCAAGAAGCACAGGCCGAGATTGATAAGCTAGAAGAACAAATGCACGTTATTAATGTGTTACCTGGCGAGATTATGATGGGTTAATGATGAATGTCTACCAACTTTTACTTTAACAATTTTCCAATAAATCAAGTTACCAGTGAGCAATTACTGGTGGAAGACCTTGTCATTGAGGCTATGCAAATCAATGGCATGGATGTTTATTATCTTCCAAGAGCAAGTCGTAATCAAGTTGATATGTTATATGGTGAAGATACATTAAAAGAATACATAAAAGCATATTCTATTGAAATGTATTTGGAAGATGCTACTGGCATGGAGGGTGAAGGCGATTTTATGTCCAAATTTGGACTAGAAATTCGAGATGAAATGACTCTTTTAATTTCTCGCCGTAGATTTCAATACACAGTAGAATCACATCGCCCGTATGAAGGAGATTTAATTTATGTTCCTTTATTACAAAACTTTTTTGAAATTACCTTTGTAGAACACGAAAACAATCAGGCTATGTTTTATACATTAGGCCGTGGTCGTGGTGGTAATGTTTATGTTTATGCATTAAAAGTTAAACAGTTTGTATTTTCTAATGAACTTATTAACACAGGTATTGCTGAAATTGACGACCAAATTAGAGATTCATATCCAAGAACTCGTTTGACATTACAAGCTGGTGGTTCTGGTAATTATATAAATGATGAAATTGTATTTGTAAGTCCAGACAGTACCTATGCAAACAATACTGCTGAAGCTGTTGTTCATAATTCAGTAAATGGTTCTTCTGTTGATGTTTACAGAGTTCGTGGAACATTTACGGCAGGTACATTAATTGGCCAAACAAGTGGCGCATCACGGACATTAAATACTGTTTCTGATACTGTTACAATGGATAATGCATTTGAAGATGTTATTGACAATAATCGACTTCAAACCGAATCTAATGCTATTCTTGATTTTACAGAACACAACCCATTTGGTGAAGCATAATGCTAGGTAATAAACAATTTTACAATAGAACAATTCGTAAAATTGTTGTGGCTTTTGGTACGATGTTTAATGATATTCAATTAACTCGTTATTCAAAAGATGGGTTAACTGCATATGAAACCACTAAAGTTCCATTATCATATGGTGCAAAAGAAAAATACTTAACTCGCATCACTTCTGACCCATCACTCACTAAATCAATAGCAACAATTTTACCTCGTATGAGTTTTGATTTGGTTGGCATGACTTATGATACTAGTCGTAAACACGTAACTACATTACAAAATTTTGCGCCTAACAATAGTACCGGTTTAAAAACACAATATGTACCAATACCTTATAATTTTGATTTTAACTTATCAATCTATGTAAGAAATACAGAAGATGGTACACAAATTTTAGAACAAATTTTACCATTTTTTACTCCTGATTTTACTGTAACAGTAAACTTCATTAATGAGATGGGTAGAACACATGATTTGCCTGTTATTCTAAATTCAGTTTCACCTGAAGTAGATTATGAAGGTGATATGATGACTACTAGAGTAATTATGTGGAATTTAACATTTACTGTTAAAGGTATGATTTGGCCTCCAGTTGTGTCTGATTCTACTCAAAAATATATTAGAATTGCCAATGCTAGTATATCAACAGATAATAGAAATTTAGATGCTCAAAAAGTTTTTGTTGATAAAGCAAATGGAACTGGCGTATATACCACTACTGAAAATATTGTTGTTACCAAACGAGGAGTTACTGGTAATGTAATCTATTGGAGTAATAATTCAACAGGTACATTAATTGTTGGAGATTTAAATAAAAATTTATATGCCAATGATATTGTTCAAGGCGTATATACAAATGCAACATACAAAATTGTTACAGTTGATAACGCACCAGTTAAAGATTTAATTATTACCGTAAAACCTAACCCAAATAATGCGTTGCCAAACTCGGCATACGGATTTGAAGAAACATTTACTGAATTTCCATATACATTATTATGAGCAAAGTTAACAATAGCCTATCTGAAATTTTTGATGTTGAACCTTTGGAAAACCCAAAGTTATTGCCTGCAATAAGAGTGACTACTGATATTGTTGTTTCCAACGATGATGTTGATGCTGATGCTGCTTTGGCAAGAAGTAACATCAAAGGATTACTAGATAAAGGTGGTGTTGCAATTGATAATCTATTATTGGTTGCACAGGAATCAGAACATCCAAGAGCGTATGAAGTTGCTGCTAATTTTATTAAAACTTTGGCAGACTTAAATAAAGACTTGTTGGAAATACAAAAACAAAAACAGAGTTTGAAACCACAAGAAATTACCACTCAATCCATTAATGTTGAGAAAGCGGTATTTGTGGGTTCAACGGCAAAATTACTTAAACAAATTAGAGAGAATAAATAGCATCATGGAAACATTAATACAACAACTTAAAGTAATTTTAGGTACCAACTTTGCGTTGTATCTAAAAAGCCACAACTATCATTGGAATATTGAAGGTTCAAATTTTCCACAATACCATGATTTCTTAAATGGTTTTTATACTGAAGTTTTTGCACAAACGGATCTTATTGCAGAACACATTCGATATTTGGATTCATATACACCAGGCTCAATGGAAAGGTTTCTTGAATTATCTGATATTAAAGAAGCTGTTGATGTTGTTCCTTCGGCTATGATGATGATGGCACAATTAAAAGAAGATAATGACCGATTCATTATTCATCTCCGTGCAGGCATTGCTGCGGCCAATCAAGCTGATGAGCCAGCAATATCTAACTTTTTACAAGACCTTTTAGGCACTCACCAAAAGAAAGCATGGATGTTGCGTAGTATTATAAAATAACACATAATGATTAATAATGGTTATAATGGTAATGCGAGTCTAAAACGAGCCGGTATAGAAATATCGTATACCGAAGAACAAATTTTAGAAGTAGCTAAATGTGCAGAAGATCCAATCTATTTTATTGATAACTACTGTTACATTGTAACACTAGACCACGGTATTCAGCCGTTTAAACTCTACAATTGCCAAAAAATAAAAATTAAATTAATTCAATTAGATAAAAAGAGTCAAAGACTGTGAAGACGTTCCAATGGTGTTAATTGGCAACAAAATAGATCTA